TATGTACCAGACTCACCGCTTTTAATTAATGCAAGTTTTAATGTATGGGTATCCAGATCATGAGTACCCCCTAGAAGTTCTGATTTAAAACTTGTACACATAGCTGTTGTAATGCCCATGTTTGAATCCCTTTATATACAGTTAGAGAGGCCACTCGAAAGCAGCCCCTCAATTGTTTAATTAAGCAAGTGCGTCACGAGCTACTTCATTAGCAGTCATGTCACCACCCATGTCTGTACAATCCATTAAGACTGCCCAGATACGGAACTTACCTGTAGTCATTGCAGTACCTGATTGTGTTGCAAGAGTCAAATCAATGTTATCATCTGCGACACACATAACAGGTTGATAAGCAGCAGGGTTCTGTGAAAGAGTTCCTGCAGCAGTACCAGATGCACTATTAAAACCATCAACAAAAACATCTGGGTCTACACCAGTTCCAAGATCACAAGTAGATGTACCTGCACTTGTAGCTGTTACAACTTCGATACCTGCATTGAGGATTAAAGTACCTTTTTCAACAGCAATTACTGGAATAGCATCGGATGCTGCTAATGCAGAACCTTTGTCTGATAATGCTGTTGCAAAGTCTAGTTCAGTTTGAACCATATAAGGGTTGCGCCCACGTTGTGAATTACCTCGTGCCGCTTGGAGTGTGTTATCACCTAATGCCATAATTCAGTCCTCCCTTACGCCAAGTTATATGCTGCAGTAACGATTGCTTCAGGACGAAGAATCTTGCGACCATATAGGTGCATACCACGAACAATATCTGCAAACGAATCAGGGTCACGGTATGTTTCAGTTTTGTTGATCTGCTCTGCAGTTGCAACGGCTGAGTCATGTCCTGCGACAATGATTCCAAAGTTGGAGGCATTAGAGCCACCAGTAGTTGAAGAACCTGTACCTAGTGAAGGTAGGTTATTCGATGTGTGAACACGGAATCCGTGTAGGTTAGCTACTGACAAACCATTTTGTAGACCAGAACCACCGAAGTCTGCATTTAGAAGACGTGAGTCTTCGTCTTTTAGAACTTCCATGAATACTGGGTCAACAACTAGCCAACGTCCTGCTGTATCAACATTTTGTTGATCCAATAAACGTGACATACGTGCAATAATTTGTAGTGGGAATGCATTACCTGCAGTTCCTGACTTTGCAGCCGTAGCACCACCTGCACGTGGTTCGATACCAATAGATTGGTTAGCTGTACCTGCGCTACCACCTGTATTTGTAAAGTCAGATGCGTCTAGTGACATAGTAGCCAATAGTTCCGCACCAACTAGGTTAGCACCGCTAGAAGCTGTTGAAACAGCCTTTGAACCATTTACGGATGTGTTTACTGCACTTGCATTTGCATGAAGTGCGGCCTGACTAAAACCTGACAAATAGCCAAGAACTTCTTGGTCCATCTGGTCAGCCAAACGATACGCAGCACGATCACTTGCAAGGCTTTGGAAGTTTACATGTGAATGAGCTTCTTCAATGTCATCGACTTTAAATGCAAAGTAGTTTGCTTTGTCGATTGTCAATGAAAAATCTTCATCATCCAAATCTTGCGGAGTAATTGTTGCGCCACGTGTGTACGATTTCACAGTGATCTCAGGTTCTTTGATGATTTTTACTGAGTCACCCATTTGGGCAATCTCACCAAAGTAATCTGAGTTTGTGATCGCTTCAACAACAGATGCCTTGCGGAATGCAAGTTGCACCTGTTTGGAGTAGATTACTGGTGAAAAATTACCGTTAGGTAAGTTATTGTAACCTGCTGCAGTTGAAAATGCCATTTTAATTCTCCTTTATAGCATTGAGCACGACAGATGCAAAACTAACTATACTATACAGAGGCTAACTCTACTAGGGTGCATCTTATGTAATATTGGCCTATATTACACTCAATGGGCCATGAGACATTAGGTTGTCCGAAAGGATATGTTGTTTGCTAGTTTGTGTAAGAGGCACAGGTATTCCATCTCTACAGGGGCTGTGCCACTTACGGTATACATATAGTTATACTTAAAAAAATCTATATGTCAATAGATTATCTGGCATTACCAGACAAATCATATACAAAGTTGCCTGTACGGATAGCTTCCATAATTTCATCAGACATTTTTTCGTATTCTTGTGCAGACATTTTTTGCACGTCAGATTCTAATATTGATTTAGAACCATCACTTGTATCTGGCTTGCTACGTGAGTTACGTGCATTAACAGATCGTGCAGCATCTTTGTCTGTAGTCTTAGTTTTCTTTTTGGTAGTAATGTTTTTATCCGCTTTGTACAAATCAATTGCACGTGCAGCAGTTCTAGCATCACTAGCATTCTCATATAAAGCATCCTGTATTGACTGAGGTTGTTCGTTTACCCAGTTATGAAAGTCATCTGTTTCACGAATGTCCTCAAAGTCAGGATGGTATCGAAGTAACTCTGCTTCTGCCTTTTCACGAGTTGCAGTCATTTGCAGTTCGTCTACAGCCTTAACACGTTCTTCTAATACAGCAGCTTGTTCTTTTGCTTTTTTAATTGCAATTGTTTCTACGATTGCTGCTACGTCAGGATACTTTGCTGCCCAAGCCTCTATGTCTTCATCTGACTTGGGAAGGTTAATTTCTTTTTTAGTGGCTTCACTTAGCTGTGCTTGTAACGCCTCTATCTTTGCAGATAACTCTTTTTCTTTTTCTTGTTGGTGTCTACGTAAATCACCATAACGTTTCTTAAAAGATTTTTCTTCTGCATTTTCTGGCTCTGGTTCTTCTTGTTTAACCTCACCTTTTTGTTCAGCCATTAGCTGTTCTAGTTCTTCTTCTTCTCTTTTTAGTTTATCTTCATTACTATATTTTTTATTTATAAAAGCAGATTTAGTTTCTACTTGTTCTACCATTGCGTCTTGCATTTTATTTTCCTTTCTAGGGCCACCGTAGCCAGTTGTATGGGGGATGGGTAGCTAGTATATATGGCACGTTTAACGTGATACCATCTCACGTTCTCCTTTTCTGTCTTGTAGCAGACTAGGGTCTCTTGCTCTCATAGGTGGAAGTTTATTTCCTCCCTGTGACCTGCCATCACCTCTGCCAAATTCTTCAAATTCTTGGGGCATTGTATCTCTTTGTGGACGATCCACAAGCGTGGGTGATTCTCTAAATTCTTCTGGCATGTCTTTTGCTAAGTCAGGTATATCTTCATCTGGTGGTAATATATTGGGTGGTTCACCTACAGTCCTTTCAGATAACATTCTTTCTGTTTCGTCTTCAGGTTCAGAAAACATTTCATCTAATACAGGTTGAAATACTTTTAGTAGTGCTTGTCCTATGTCTGTTTCTTGTATTGTTTGAACAAGAGCCATTTCATCATCGGTTAAACTTTGGTAACGTTCAAGTACCGCACCTTTTAATTGAGCTATATCCATTACACAGTTTCTCCATTTTCTCTAATAAATTCTACATCACCGCCTACTGTGTCAAATACTTTCATCCAGAAATTTTTTACTGGTGAGTATATCACACCATATTTATTTTGTCCATAGTAATACTTACCATAAGCTACTAGTGGATCAGCAAATGTTTTTGTCACAAGCCATTTAAACATTCTTGATTTACGCATTAGTGGTACAAATACTTCTGCTACTTTATAGTAACCACGTCTGTTACGATCTGTCATGTGTTCATCACGGTATCTACGTACAACTTCATCCATTGTACCATCTCCATAACGAGCTTCTAACATTATAAAACAACATGCACCACCTGCTGCTTCTGCAGGTTTAGGGCTAGAACCGCCTCCACCGCCACCGCCAGAGTCACGTTCTTTTACCAAAGAACCTACATTTGCTTTATTCCAATCTACTTTTTTATCGCCAAATTCATCGTAGGTAGTTGCTGCTTTAATTTTTGCATTAATTTCTTTTTGTATATCTGCTTTTGATCTCCCAGAACTAACAGATGTACTACTAGAACTACTAGACCTATTTGGATCATTGTTTACAACTTCTGGTTGTTTACCAAAACCTTTAGATGGTTTTGCAGCCCCTTGAGCAACTGCAGTGTGTTGACTACTACCATATTTAACTGCTTCTTCAACAGAACTAAGACTTAAAAATGTACTTCCCATTGCACTACCTGTTGAATGCAGGTCTTTTATAGCCTTTTCTTTAGCAGCACCTTCTGGCATTTTTTGAATGTCTTTTATTTCACTAGCATATTTTTTTGCAAACTGATCTTTTTTAGCACGAGAATTTGCAACTAACGAAAAATGATTTGCTGTTGAGCTATTACCATCTCTAATTGCGTTATCAAATTGTTGTTGCTCTCTTACAGTTAAGTGTCCAGTTATTTGTCCTGTACTAGTTATGCCAAAACTTTCACCTGCTCGTTTTTTAGTCATGCCATCTAAGCTATTAAATGTTTCAACTGAATACTTTGGTTTATATTTATTATAAAAATTTTCTGGATTACTAAGATCACCAAAGCCAAGTCCTTCTTTTGTAAGACCTTCTGCAAAATCTTTTGCTATTTTTGAACCTGCTTCTTTTAGTACAGAACCACGTGTAACATCTTCAGTAAGTTTTTTAAATTCTGGATTTTCCCTAAAATCATCATACCCTGCAGCTTTACCAAATCTTGCATCTAATGCATTGTTTACTTTACCTCTACCTAAACGAGGAAGTAATCCTGCAAAAGGTATAAGGGGTGTCATACCCATAGCAACATTTTCTGCTTGTATTTGATCTTTATATGCATCTATAAGTTGTTCATTAGATATAAAATTTTCGTCATTTGGATCACTTATTTTAATATTGTCTAAATCAAATACTTTATTATATTCTTGTATTCTTTCTCTTTCCGCATCATCTCTCATTTTTTGTAGGTTTGCTGCTTTAGCTTTAGTTTCATCGTCTTGAGCACCTGCTAATTGGGCAGTTTGTACAGATGTACTTTCTACTCCTGTGCCTGTTCCTGACACAGTTGTTTCATCTGGATCTTTGCCGCCTTGTGCAATATAGTCATCATATCGAATAAACCCTGCAGGTACAGCAGATACTGGATTACCTTGATATTCATTTATCATCATAGTTTCACCAGTAGTAGGATTAATATATTTTACAGGTTTGTATACATCACTTGTTTCTGGTACAAAATCTGTTTGTTGTACTGGCTCTGCAAGAACTGTTGGTGCAGTATAACCACCTACTGGTGGTGCTTGCACTGTAGGAGCTACTGAACTTGCAGGTGGTTGTGGCATAACTGTTGCTGTAGGGTTTTGTAACCCTTGTTGTCCATACATAGATTCTTGAAAGCCCATGACTCCCATATTGTTTAGTTGTTGATTTGCAGGTACAAATGTTCCTGCCTGTGCTTTGATAGGCTCATCATCTTTTTTCTTTGGCTCTTCTTCTTCACCAGTTACAACTACAAGTAAATCATCCATAGTAAATGGTAGGTCATCAGGTATTGTAGCTTCTTCTGAATTACCCATTTGCCCCATTGCTTCCATTTTCTTTAGACCCATCTTAGCTTCTTGCCGTAGTGTCATCAGTTTTTCTAAACCATGATAGCGTGTTACATCTTCTGGAAATACAAACTCACCTTCACTTAGCATGGCAGGTATATCATCACGTACACCTTCTTTTGTACCGCCAATGGGAACTTCGTTTCCAGATTCTTCGTCTACTTCACCACCCTCATCAAGAAGACCACCTTCTCCAAACATCTTCATTTGTTCATCCATAGAGCTTTCCTCTTGCTTTCTAGTATCTGATCTACTTGCTGCATATTCTTCAGCATCTTCTTTGTATCTAAATTCTGGTAACTCTTCCCCAGTTAAAAAATCTGTAGGAGCATATCCTGCTTCAAGTAATGTTTTTACATATTCTTTTATTTGTTCTTCACTGTACTGTGATCCATCTTCTGCAACTGTTGGCATAGTGTACCACTTACCATCTATTTCAAATGTAGTAGTTTTTTCAGAATAATCTTCCACACCATCATTCCAGATAATTCTACCTTCAGGAGTACGTTTACCAGTATCCTTTGGTTCTTTTTCTATTGATCCACCTTCTGCTTTTCTTTTTACTTTCTCAAATTTTCCACCAAAGTTAATTTGTTCTGCTAAAGATTTTTCACCTTTTTTTAATCCTGTTTTCTTTGGTTCTTCTTTATCATCTAAAAAACTACGAAGATATGCCATAATTGCTTCAATTCGTGTATTATATTTTTCTTCTTCAGCCATGCTTTAGAACCTCATCTCTTAATAGTTTTAATCTTCGTAGTTGATAAATAGCACCCTGTGATCTATACATAGCAACAGATTCAGTAGTCTGCTCCATTGTACGGTGTTGTTGCTCGATAAGAAAGTCTAAATAGTTTTCAAACTTAGACCACTGGGCTTGGTTGCTCACCAGTGCCTTGAGCTTGCTGTGGTGCTCCTTGCTGTCCTGCATTACCACTAAATCCTTGTTCTTGAGGTGTTGGTGCTTGGCCTGTACCTATTGTACCACCACCTGCTCCTGATGTATCCATTGGGTTTACACCTGCAGGTGCAGCCCCCTGTTGAGGTTGTTGCTCTTGCTGAAATGCTTTCATTAACTCAGCTTGTATAGCAGCATCACTCATGTTGTTAGTTACTTTGTCAGGGTCAAGGTCAAGAGACTTTGCAATCTCACGAATAATATATTGAAACTTAGCAAACGGTGCAAGCGTTGGGTTAGACGCAACTTGCATAAACTGCATAAGTCTTTGGCTACGTACTTCGTTAGCCATTAGTGATTCAGTTCCACGTGCTTTAACTTCTAAGTCACCCTTAACTTCAGGGTCAAAGTCAAACTGCATATTAAAACGGAACATGCCCTCACCTAGTGGGCGTAGTAGATAATCATCTACATTCTTAATAACATTTTTAATGTTTTGGCTTGCTGCACCCATAAGCATACTAATACCACTAGCAGTACGTCCTATGCCCTGCACACCTGTCTGTCCGTGTGCAAATGATGGAAAGCCTGTAGACTCATCTGCAAGCACTCGTGCCTTATCAAATAGCTGTAAGTTTTCTCCTGCAACATTAGGAAACTTTGTTCCAAAGATAGCTTGCCCCGGAGCACCACCCTGTCTTCTGAATACTTTACCGGGGTATACTGATAAGTCTTGACCCGGAACTAAGTTAGTTTCATCTACTTCAATTAACAAGTTACCTGATAGTACAGCGTTGTCTACAGCCATACGCATAAAGCCATTCATTAATGTTTGGGTATCGTCCATGTTTTCAGCAATACCAACACCAAAGAATGAGTATGGATTAAGTTCATACGGTGCAGCCATGTAAGGTATTTTAGCAGGTTTAAATGGGTTCATTACCATACGAATTAGTTTACCGTTACAAATCCATACGTTTGCCTGTAGCTCATCTACTTCTTGCATTTCTTCTGGAATGTCTACACCTTGCTCAAGCAACATGTCTACATCTACCATACCCCAATACTCAAGAACTTCAAAACGTTCTACACCATGTTCTGGTGCATAGTCAGATAGATCATCTTCCCAATATTCTTTGTCATAGTTTTCACCTAATGATATTGCTTCATCAATAACTTGGTCACGAAAGTATGGACGTTTCTTTAATGCTCTCATTTGTGAACGTGACATCTTGTGCCGTTCAATTACATACTGTGCTTCATCCATATTATTTGCATCTGGATCAGGATAGAAGTTCCATACAGATACATGTGATACTTGTGGTACTGTTTTAAAAGTAGGTGAGTATTCTCCTGTTTCATCATCCCAGTTTGCGTATTCTTTATCTATAGCAAATGGACCTTTCATCACACCAGTACCAAACAATGCCATTTCAAAAGCTGTGTTACGTAAATGTTTAGATGCAGAAGATTCATCTAACTGATCGTGTATTTTCTTTTGCATTTTCTTTGCAGCAATCATGGCAGGGCTAAATGTTACGGCTGTAGGTGTTGTACCTGCACCTTCTTTTACACCCTTGATTGGTTCTAGTTTTGCATCTAGTTCTGGGTTAAGTAACTCTTGTAGTGTCTTTGCCGTTGCACCTGCAGGAAACTCTTTGCCATCACCAGTAAAACCATAAGGAGATACTTCAGCAGTTTCTTGTTCTTCACGTAATGGGTCAGGTAATGCAGGATCAAATGATACATCTTCAACAATACCTTCTGGTAATGTTGTAGGGTCAATACTAATTGGAAATGCATTCTTGGCAAATAATACATCAGCAATCTGCCCATAAGCTGCAAGTGTTTTTGTTTTAGTTACTTTAATAAATACACGAGATTTTTCCGCTTCAGTAAACTGAACTTCAGGTCCATATATACCACGATAGTTTCTGTAGGCTCTTAGCCAACGTGTTTCATCTTGCCTACGGTAGTCTTCTGCACGATTGTACTTCTCCATAATAAACGGAATAATCTTTGATGTTTCAGCATCCTCGACTGTAGTATCGTCTGTGTCTTCTAAAACAACTGCGTCATCTTCAATAAAGACTTCGTTATCTTCTGCCATTTACTTTTCCTTAATATCCAAACGTGCTATCTGCAACTCTCATACCCATTGATGGTGTACCATATGGATCGTAATCAAATACACTAAATCTTGGTCTTGACATTATACCGTATCTCAAAGCATCATACAAGTGATCTTCTGACTTTGTATCAACGTCTTCTGGATTCTTTTTATCTATTGGTAATGCAGGTAATTGTGCTACGGTATTTATACAATTGTCAAAGAATACCATTCTAGGTTCTTCGGTAAATTCATCTATCTGCAAACGTCTGTGTATTTCGTTTTTACCTGCTACACGTGATCCTTTTGACCTATCAGATGGACGCCAACGGCATCCTTTCTGTATCATCTGTTCAGCCAACGAAGGACCAGTATCACCACGCTTATGCCACAAAGAACTATCAAGCACTCCATACTTTATGTTTCCATCTTCTGCTTCTAGTTCAAGAACCATGTCAGCTAAATCAGTAGCAAGTACTTTACTAACGTATAGTTCTCTGTATACAATTATCTGTTCACTAGGTGCGACAGCAAACCAAAGTACGGCACTATAAGACCCATAGCCATAGTCGCAAGCTCTAAACTTGACCCAGTTACTGGGAATACGGTAAGGTTCAACAACATGTACATTCCTATCAAACTCTGTGAAGGCTGCGCCTTCTTTTATATCCCAATCACCATCAAGTAACTGTCTACGTTGCTGTTCTGGTAATGACAGTAGCATGGCTTCATAGTCACCTTGCGTTG